AAAAATATTAGTGAATTATGTTATAGTCTAAGACAGGTTATAAATTCAGATGTTTCTAGAGAGAAGGCCCTAGAGCATTTAACCAAAAAACATAATAAGCTTATTGTATTCTACAACTTTAATTATGAATTATATATTCTTAGAGATGTTGGGAAACGTTTAAATATACCAACAGCAGAATGGAATGGGCATAAACATGAACCAATACCTAAGACTGATAAATGGTTATATCTAGTACAATATACTTCAAATGCCGAAGGATGGAACTGTATAGAAACAAATGCTATGGTGTTCTATTCACAAAACTACTCATATAAAATAAAAATACAAGCATCAGGTAGAATAGACAGACGTAATACACCATTCGAGGATCTATATTATTATACATTCATTTCACCAGCAAGTATGGATATAGCTATTAAGAAAGCCTTAGATGATAAAAAGAACTTCAATGAAAATAAATTTATAGAGGATTAGCCCTCGCGTCGCAAACATATGCTATAATAGAAGGGATAAGATATCACACTTACCCTTCTTATATTTTTTTAAAAAAAAGGAGGTCGTCTAATGCGTGAAAGTAAATTTCAATCAGAATTAATAAAAGAATTGAATAGAATATTTAGAGGTTGTGTTATTCTAAAAAATGATGCTAACTATATCCAAGGCTTTCCAGACCTTACAATCCTATATAGGGATAAATGGGCTGTTCTAGAATGTAAGCGTAGTGCTAATGAAAAATTTCAACCTAATCAAGAATACTATATTTCTGAATTAGACGATATGTCCTTTGCGAGGGTTGTCTATCCTGAGAATAAAGAGGAGGTATTAGATGAACTTCAACGAGCATTACAATCTTAGAGATAAACATGCATTCCTAAGCCCAAGTAAATATCATTGGATTAATTATGATGATGAAAAAATAGATGCTACTTACTTTAAAGCAATGGCTATAGAGAGAGGCGTTCGTCTTCATGCTTTAGCAGATGAATGTATTAGACTCGGCGTTAAGTTACCGAGAAATAAAAAAACATTAAACATGTATGTTAATGATGCAATCGGTTTTAAAATGGAAACAGAACAAATATTATATTATTCGGATAATGCTTTTGGGACAGCCGATGCTATAGTATTTAAAAATGATTTCTTAAGAATTCATGATTTGAAAACAGGCGTTACACCAAGTTCCATGACACAACTAGAGGTATATGCAGCATTATTCTGTTTAGAATATTCTAAAAATCCAAATAACATCCGAATCGAGTTACGGATATATCAGAATGATGAGGTAATAGTGCATGAACCCCATCCTGAGGATATTTTATATATTATGGATAAAATTATATTATTTGATAAGCGTATAGAAAAAATAAAATTGGAGGGGTAACGTATGAGTGAGCTAAAACACTATGGTACTCCAAGACACTCAGGTCGATATCCTTGGGGCTCAGGTGAAAACCCATATCAGAGTCTATCCGGATTCTTGAGTTCAGTTCATGAGTTAAGACAAAAGGGTTTAACAGAAGCTGAAATTGCCAGGGGTATGGGTATAACAACAACACAATTAAGGGCTCGAATTTCAATTGCACGTTCAGAGAAAAGAGCCGCAGATGTTGCAATGGCTATAAGATTGAAAGATAAGGGATATTCGAATGTTGCTATAGGAGAGAGAATGGGTATAAATGAATCTTCCGTTCGTTCACTGCTTAACCCGACACTACAAGAAAGGGCAGAGATAACTGCAACAACAGCTAAAATGTTAAAAGAAAATGTAGATTCTAAAAGATATCTTGATATAGGTGCTGGTACAGAAAATCATTTAGGCATTAGTAAGACGAAACTCAATACAGCGATTGCTATGCTACAAGAACAAGGTTATAAAGTGCAATATGTAAAAGTGGAACAAGTAGGGGTTCCAGGTAACTTTACATCTGTTAAGGTATTAACTCCCCCAGATGTTACTTATAGTGAATTATATAAAAATCAGCATAATATTAAGACAATTGCAAACTACTCGGATGATGGTGGTAGATCTTTCCTTGGTATAGAACCAATAAAAAGTATAGATTCTAAAAGAATTAAAATAATCTATAATGAGGATGGTGGGGCAGATAAAGATGGTGTTATAGAACTCAGACGTGGTGTCGATGAGTTATCTCTTGGTGATAAAAGATATGCACAAGTTCGTATAGGCGTTGACGGCACACATTATCTAAAAGGTATGGTTATTTACTCAGACAACATGCCAGACGGGATAGATATACTATATAATACAAATAAAAAACGTGGTACACCACCTGAAAAGGTATTCAAGACAATGGAGGATGACCCAGATAATCCATTTGGTTCAATTATTCGACAAAAACACTATATTGATTCTGAAGGAAATAGACAACTATCAGCGTTAAACATCGTGGGGTCAAAAGAAGGTTCGGGGGAGGAAGGCGCATGGAATGAATGGTCTAGAACTATCTCTTCTCAAGTATTATCAAAACAACCTACAGCCCTTGCTAAGAGACAACTTGATATGGCGTTCGACATTAAGAAAGAAGAGTTCGATGAGATAAATTCTTTAACTAATCCGGCAGTTAAGAAAAGATTACTTTTATCCTTCGCTGACGACTGTGACGCATCCGCCGTACATCTTAAAGCAGCAGCATTACCAAGACAGAGAAACCATGTTCTGCTTCCATTTCCTGATATTAAAGAGAATGAAATATATGCCCCAAACTTCAGGGACGGGGAGCGAGTGGTATTAATTAGACATCCACATGGTGGTAAGTTTGAGATACCAGAGTTAATAGTCAATAATAAACAACCATATGCAAGGCAGCTATTTAAAGATAGACCAGCTGATGACGCGGTGGGTATACATCCTAAGGTTGCTGAAAGATTATCTGGAGCAGACTTTGATGGCGACACAGTATTAGTAATACCAAATTCACCTAAAGTTGGGATAAGAACTTCAGCGCCATTAAAAGGACTTAAGAACTTTGACCCTGAAGAATCCTATAAAGGTTATGAGGGTATGCCTATTATGAAAAAAGAAAGCATAGGGCGATATATGGGTGACATATCAAACCTTATAACAGATATGTCTATTAAAGGTGCAACGGAGTCTGAAATTGCTAGGGCAGTACGCCACTCTATGGTTGTTATAGATGCCCATAAGCATGGGTTGAATTACAAACAATCCTACATTGATAATGGAATAGCCGCCCTAAAAGAAAAGTATCAGGGAAGTTCTAGGGCTGGTGCATCCACCCTAATCTCAAGAGCCTCTTCTGATAAAAGAATACCAGCAGTAAAGAAGGAGTATAAGATAGACCCTAAGACAGGTAAGAAGATACTAACCGAGACAGGTGAGACCTACGTTGACAGGAAGACTGGTAAGACTGTACTCCGTACCACTAAGACCACTAAGATGGCCGCCACCGATGATGCGTTTACCCTATCATCAGGAACGCCTATGGAAACTATTTATGCCACACATGCTAATAAACTTAAGGCTTTAGCCAACCAGGCTAGGAAAGAGTACCTTAACACAGGGACAACACCATATTCACCAACAGCTAAAAAGACTTACAGTAAAGAAGTATCGTCATTAGACGCTAAGCTTAATGTGGCACTGAAGAACGCCCCATTAGAAAGACAAGCTCAAATATTAGCTAATCAGGTAGTAAAGTTGAAACGAGAAGCCAACCCCGGTATGGATAAAGATGATCTGAAGAAGGTAAAGACCCAAGCCTTAAACGAGGCTCGCAATAGAACAGGCGCTAAGAAGCAACAAATCTCAATAACTGATAGAGAATGGGAAGCCATACAGGCTGGTGCAATAAGTAATAATAAACTTACAAAAATATTAAATAATACAGATTTAGATCAAATCAAACAATTAGCAACGCCAAGAACAAAAGTTTCTTTAAGTCCAGCAAAAGAGAAAAGAGCTTTGAGTATGTTAAACACAGGTTACACATATGCTGAGATAGCAGATGCATTGGGCATATCCGTATCGACCATCTCGAATCTAAAAGGAGGTGATAACCAATGACATCCCCATCCATGCTAACTACTATAGATAATCCATTTAACCCATTCACACAATTTGACGAATGGTTTGCATTTGATGAATCAAAAGGTTATCATACTTGTTCTTATTTAGCAAGAATAACGAAAGGATCATATGAGCTTAGTGAAGCAGATGATGCGTTAGCTCAAGAATTGGCAATAGATGAAATAATAAAAATGAATGTTCTTGGTATTTATAGAAAAGTAAAAGAAGAGGACTATGAATAGAAAAATAAGGCATAGGGGAGGGGTCTCGCGAAAGATACCCCCCTATCTAATCGCGGCCCTCTTAAAAAAATCTCCGGG